ATTTGATCAAACATAGGAAGCATTTAAAACGTAATACATCAAATATGGATAATATCATAATATGAATATGAGTTTGATATTTACTTTTTGGGGGAAAATCAGAGGATAGCGGAAGTTGACAAAAAGACCCTACCGAGTCCGCAAAAATGCTTTTATCGGGGTCGACAATAGAGATAGGTGGTTATTATATACCTATATCATTAATGCCCATAATAATTGCAGTAATGCCCATATTTTGGGTAATATGATATTGATATAAAAAATATAAAACCCTTAAACGTACAACATAGTTAATGTTGTACGCTTGAGATTACCGACTAGAAAAAACCGCAGTATTAAGCCTTTTAAAATTAAACATACAATTATGCAAAATAAGAAATTAAAAACAATATCATTATTTGACGGATTAGGGATTTGAAAAAAGGCATTAGACGACAATAATATTGAAAATGAATATTACGGATCTGAGATCGATCTTAATTGCGAGTTGTTTTGTCATAGAACTTATACAAACTACAAATCCATTGGGGACGTAAATAAAGTTGTATTTGAGGATTATGAATGATTTGATTTATTAATTTGAGGTAGCCCGTGTCAAGACATGAGTAAATCAAATTATAATCAGAAATGATTAAAATGAGATCGAAGTGGATTATTAAATAAATTTGTAGAAGCAAAAAGAAAAATAAAACCTAAAAATTTTTTATTGGAAAATGTCGTTCCCCGTGATAAGAACGATATGCAGGAGATAACAAGACTATTGGGCGTTGATCCTATATTAATTAATAGCTCACAGTATTCAGCACAAAAACGACCAAGACTATATTGGACAGATATAAAATTCGATAATAATATAGTTTATGATATTACTATAAATGACATTTTGGAAGATATACCATTAAATTCGTGATTATATATTTGACCGGATAAATTTTGACGGATCGTAGGAAATGTTTTAATAGTAAAGGAAGCAACAAAAAAGGGTTATATAATGGTTGGGGAGTGAGAGTGTTTTGATTTTGCTTTTTCTAATAGCAAGACAAGGAGAGGACGCTCTATGTTTGATAAATCAAATACAGTAATGACATCAAATGATTTTTATATTTTTAAATATGGTATGGTTAGAAAAATGACTTTATTGGAATTGGAGCGGTTGCAGACTTTCCCCGACAATTTTACAAGCGGATTTTCGGATAATGTAAGGAAAAAAATGATATGAAATTCGTGGACATTAGCAGTAATAAAACAGATATTCACATGACTTAAATAAATGATCCAGGCAAATTTCAGAGCTCAAACATTAAGAGCTCTGAAAAGACCAGGGATCTTTACCAGGATCATATATCGATCCTAGAATATAATAAGAAAATGCACTACATGAGAGTAACAACACAAAACATGAGTAAGAGGAAAAACAATTTTAATTCTTGCTTATTTTTTTTATGGAAACGAAAGACATTTGAATATATTACGAGAATGTAGATTATTTGACTATAAAATTAACTAAAGAAAACGCATATTTGCAGGAATTGGAAAAGATGGATATATGAGAGCAAAAGGACGTGTGATTTATGGGATTCAAGATAAAATATCACGGATTGACCGCATGAAGCCAATTGAAAGTTTTCTTTATGCATAATGGATTTTTGACGGCAAAATGAGAATATCAGCAGATAGGGGCAATACATATAAAGCAGGAAACGGAAAAGAAAAACAAGAACATGAACACCGACATTGAGCTTGTCGGGTTGTGTTGGTACAAATACAAGGATTTGACGGATAGGATCTACAATTTGTTAAACGTGGACAAAGACAAGCGGGATATATTGACAAGGATAGATTATGCGTTTGATCTTACGAATATAACAGTTGACGACGTTTATAAACTATGTAAAGAACACGTCGGGGAATGAGAGCTTAAAACATACGCACAAATGATTTGAGAGAGTGACGAAGATTTAGAAAAGGAGCTTGACAAGTTGGAGAATTGAGCGGGGAATATCAAAACATTTAATTGACGGATCACGTGGTTTATAATAAGGAACGACAGACACACAATAAGCGTTTACGATAAGAAATTTCAGATATTACAGAAAAGGAAATACAAGGAGAAAATAGATATATACGACGAGAATGGGGAGAAATGCGGGGAGGATTATTATTATAAGCATTATATCGAAAAAGAATATGCAATAACACGTATTGAATTCAGAAAAAACGCACGATCATTTGGAGATTTTGAGAATAATAGCATAAACGAAACAATGCAGGTTATCCGAAACCAAGCAATAAGTTTTATCAATAAGAAGTTTGATTTGGACTTGTCTACAATAGTAAAGGACTATAAACAGAACGAAAGAATATTTAATGAGAAAAAAGACGATTTTTGTATTTGATTTGCGGAAAAGAAAAGTAAGATATACCTAGATAGGGGGCTATCATATATTAGCAACTACGCTTTTTTGAACTCAGAAAAAAAACTATTTAAAATGCTGCAAATGCAATATTGATCGAGAATAGAAGAATTTTTTTTAAAAGATTATAAAGAGGTGGAAGATATGAAAAATTTATTTGTTTAAAAAAAATATGGACTACAGGAATAAAAACTTTTATAGATATATTATTGAAAAACGGAAATATAAAGATAGGCTTGATTATATGAATACCGGGTATAGAATAATAATAAGCCATATTTTATCAAATTAGACACCTAGACATGAGCGTAAGATTTTTTTTATTATTTGTACATTTTGTAATTTTTCCTATTATAATAATTTGGCTTATTATAGCCTCTATATTCATATATAAATATATTAGACATAGTAGACAAGAGCACGTCAAGTTAAAAAAGTAGCAAAAACATAGATAGTTATTAAAATCGCACGTGCGTTTTTATTTTCTAATCTTACGCGGAAATGATCGATGCTATCAATAATGTATGATCCGGTGCAGTAACTGGAACGACTACATTGCTAAGTGGGTCTTTTGGGCAAATCGTAATAGGATTGCTTGCTGTAACACTTCTAGGGGTGATTATAGGTCTAATCTATGGGGCTATCTTCAAAGGTAACTAGCATAAACTAGGTAAGAGTAAAGAACTGGCATATATATGCCTTTTCTTTAGAAAAATAGGATAGTATAAAATTAAAAAATATACAATGTCAAATATGGAAATTGAAGGGAAAATCCAAAAGAATATTAAGATCGAAGACATTTGGAGAATTCAGAATAAGAGATTAAAAACATATAAGAAAATATGAGCTTTTTTATGTGACATGAAATTAAAACTAGAGAGAGGAGAGCAGACGGAGGATATAACAATGAAGCAGATATACAAGGAATATAACATTGAGCCCAGAACCCAAACAAGGTACTTCAAAGAGTATCTTCATAAGTTAGGAAGAAAAAAAATTTTACTTCTTACTCAAAATGATATACTTGCCTTCAATGAAGTCATCCAAATTTTCAAGCAATTCAAAAGCTTGCCGGACAGACAACAGAAACTGATTAAATATATTATTTATTTTTTAAAAGATTAATTATGAAAAAGATTATATTATTCATTGTTTTTGTATTAATGTGAATCGGTCAAGCATTTGCTTGATATGAGGTATCTCCCAATCCTTACGATACAACATGAAACACTGTGTATTATATATTCGAAGATGGAATTTATTTTGAATTTAATTCGACAAATTGTGATATGGGAAGACAGCTTAACGATAATTCTTTTCTTTGCGAATTCTGAGCAAGTGGTATTAGTTCATGACCTTGACCGGACTATCTTTATATTTTTTCTGAAGAGGTAGAGAGTACTGGATCTAATTCTGAATTAATAGAATCTATCAACAATGTATGATCCGGTGCAGTATCCGGAACGACTACATTACTAAGTGGGTCTTACTGATTAATCACAATAGGTATACTGGCTATTATATTATTATGAATTATTATAGGCCTTATCTATAAAGCTTTATTTAAAAGCAATAATTAATTTTCAAAAATTATGGATGAAGTTATTTTGTTCGGACTGTTAGAGGCGATATGGGGCGTTAATGTTTACTTGATTTATCGGGTTTTTATATGAAAATTCTAATGGTGCAGTATTGTTTTGCTTCTATGGTGTGGTTGTGGGTGTGGTTTCTTGCCTTATCTGTTCTAACGCAGATTGTTATTTTCATAAAAGAGGATTTATTATGATAGGCACATTATCGGGGACATGGGACAGCAATAGTGGTTGAATTGTTGATTTGACATTGTCAGGGAGCACGGAGCAGTGAATATTTGAGGATCCCCAAGACATAATGGATATTTTTATATTACAATCAATTTTAGCCTTTGTTGTGTTGTTCGTAATTTGAATTATTGCTGTCCTAAAATCATTTAACAAGTAGTTTATGTTTTTCAAAAAAAAAGAGGATAAAAAGAAAATTGCAAAAATAAGAGGGAAGAAGATATTATTGCTTACGTCCGCAATACTTCTTTGTTTGTCTTATGCAATAGACGTTGACGCATACGAATGAATAGATATGAAGTATGATGGCATGGCAGTCAAGGCTAATTTGTTTTTTAACACGGACGCTTGTAGTCTTATAGACATATGAGAAGCTTATGCTAATCATAATATATCATGAGGAAATAACACGATCGGAATTTCTGAAAAAACGGGAACTTGAGTATGTTCCTCGCTAGGGACATATGATGACATATATGCAGATCAAGATTATCTTCATATTGACACCTCAGATAATGTGTTTTATGATTCAGCAAATCAAAAATTGACTATCGAGTTTTTAGCTACACCTTGAGCCCCGTCAACTCAATTCACAATACCAAAATCCGTTTTTGATAAAACGATTAAAGGATGACCGCCAGCGAGCCTGTGACAAACGGGGGGGATTGTAATTGAGCAGCCAGTACCGGAAGTATATAATGACATGGTAGACGAAGCTTGAATATCCGTCGACAATGATGATTGTCTATATGCCAACCCCAACACAAAAAAATACTCAAAGCCTAGCAGGTTCTGTAGGATGGATAATTTTAATCTTGCCGGGGAAGAGGGGGATTATAATTTCTTTTGCCCAAATGGAAGCAAATTCTATTGATTCGGGCAATACAATAAGATTAATTACAGATTTGCTCTATATATGGGGGTGTGTGCACACGGAAACAACAAGACTAGTATAACCAACATTGATAAGACATTTTCATTGTTAAGCTATCCTTATTGGGCATTATGATACCATACAGGCGTTAACAATACTACTTCTTTATATTGAATCCGTTTTAACACCACCGCGACGGGCATAACTCTGGAAACGAACGGGGCATTTTGACCGGACTATTTGAATCAAGCATACAGTGCCGGGGGGTGATTCACATGAAGCATAACAGAATATTTTCAATGACCGATTTTTACAAATCAAAGCACACTATTGAAGCAATATTGAAGCACGACAGTGCAGAACGACGTAGGGCGGAATTTCAATTATATCATGAATAACTTATATATTGACAATTGCAATACTGTGTATTGCCCATTTGCAGGAAAATTCGAAACCGTTGTTCAAAAGCTTATAGAATTCGGTACTGGCAAAGCGTTGATTAACACCGCGTGGAGCGGGACAAATCTACCATCAGCAACACAAAATACAGAAATAGACACGGACATATTCACATGCGACAGGGACGGGGACGGGGACACTTCAATAGTTGAGGGTACTATATGCCCGTTTACTATTATCGGCAACATATGGAGCAAAACGATAGGCGTGCTCGATAGCTTCATGAATCTTATGAAGGAACTTTTGAAACTTTGAAACACTGATACCGAACGGATGTTTTATAATCCATTTTCTGTTGGAAAGGCTAACGCAAATTCGATAGTAGACGCATTCGGACAGCAAGGACAAACAACACTATATGAGGGGGATGGGTTTTTCCATAATATTTTTTCTTATTTATACTGGGGGGCTTTTACTATATTATTCATGACAGTAGTGACAATATTATTAATCAAAAGGAAATAATGGAAACAGGCACAATTATTAAATTCGTGATAGGTATAATACTAATGATTTTTGTCTTTGGCACGCTATATTTTACTTGAATGTTATCGAATGTGTCGGAACTTATATCAAGCATAAATTCAAAATTTATTGCTAAAGTACCAACAGAAATGAAGGCTTTATTTTGATTTTTGATTATTGTAATGCTTGTTTTATTTGCTAGAGGCTGGAACGATTAATTTATTTATTCATTATATTTTATGCAATATTTACAAAAAAAGGACGGGTTCATAAGCGTTATAAGTCAAGAGGAATTTGACAAAGATACACGGAATTATAAAGCATATGATCACGAACAAACAACGGGGTTTTTAGACAAAGACAGTAAAAATGTTATCCCATTAATAAAAGACATCTTAAATAGGAAATTCAAATTTATTGAAGTCAAGCTTTTATTTTTGGTTGTTATAATGCTTTTTGTAGGATTTTTGGTACAGTTAACGACCATTTTTTATTTGGACAATACAAAATATTTAACAGAACAATTTTGACAATTGTCCAAAACAGTGTCTAACAACACACAAACATTAAATGAAATACCGTTTTGAACGGGAACGGAAAATAATTTTTTAAATAAAAGATAATGGACAAATGATATTGACATAGGGACACGCGGGATATTGTGGACGAGATAGTTAGCATATCCGGACTCTACAAAAAGGTTTTTGGTGATTTGTTGGATGGATTAGTATATGATAGGCAGATAAGCAACAACATAGAATTGTTGACGAAGGTGTATTGATACGAAAAAGTAGACGAGATATTTGAGCCAGTCATCAACAGATCAGAATTCAGAAAATTATCAAAAATAATCTTCCGGTTCTATGAACAAAAACAATGAATTTTATGAAACAACGACAAATAATTATCACGAGCCTATGACAAATATCTGAGAAATTATAATACTAGGCATTACACTAGGGATACTATTTATAATTTGACTGCATTAATTTATGTATGTTATTTGATTTATTTTCTTTTTGTGCGTGGTATCCTTACTCGCTTATTTGTATATTATAATTACCGAAAATGATAATAAAAAATAAGATAATGGGTATATACGGCTTACCATGAAGCGGTAAGACGTTTTTTGCAATGCTTTTGGCAAGTACATATGCTTGACCTATTTACAGTAATGTTGATTTTTTCAAAAACTGAAAATTAAGAAGCAAACACATCGAAAAAATGAGCGACATAAACGCGATCAAGTTTTGTGAAATTAAAGGGGTAGCGATATTGGATGAGAGTGGAATAAATATATCTTCTCGAAGATCCATGAGTGAACAGAATATGGAATTTTTAGAATTGTGAATGTTGGGGAGAAAAAAAAACATAGACATTATAGTCATATCACAATTAGAGCGCAGTGTCGACGTTGTAATGCGGGAATTATGCACATATTCGTTCACGATGGACAGCTGGTTCTCAAAGAAAAAAGCTAATTACCTTGATTTTGAGGTAGAAATAAAGTGAAGATTTGATTTTCTTATATGAAAAAAAGAAGTGGATTTGATAAAATTCAGCAATTTGACCGGGTGGACGTACGACACCAAGGAAGATAGTGTTATTCAGCGTACAACAAGCAAGGAACGAAAAGAAAAAGAAAATAAGCAAGGTTTATTAAATGAAATATTATGAGTCTAGGAACAAAACCCCCCATTGTAAACAAAACCTTAAATTTTATGAAAAAGAAGATAGAAAAATAAAAAGTGCGTATACCTTAAATATGGATATACGCACTTTGTCAATAGGGTAGGGAAGTGGTTAAAATTCTAAAAATTTTATGATACCATTGGCTCTGTTATCATCAATTGCATAAAGGGCTTTTATAAATTCTCTGTTCCAGAGTTTAGAAGTTATATCTGAAAATATTTGATCTTCTATTGTATTGCTTGTATTATTCTTAACCTTGTCTATTAATTCGAATAATCTTATGTTTCTGTTTCAGAAATATATTATTTTTTTGTCTAGAATATCATTTATTTTTTTGTCGAATTTAGCAATAGTATTATTGATGTTGAAATTGCCGGCAAATCAAGTATGTATCATATTTTTTTGGCAAAAAACCTTATGTATATAACTTGTGTTCATATTCAAAATAATTAAATTATAACTTTTTAATTAAATCATATAAAAAAAAATTGTCAAATTTATTTTATTATTTTTTTATATGATTCGTCAAGGCATTTTTCAATTATACTTTGACAATAGTACAAAAAACGATAAATATACTATCGTAACATTTAACAAAATCTTATGAAGATAGTGAACGAAGACACGACCATAAATTATGTAAATCATACAAAGCGTAATTTTGGGACGTATAAAAATCTTTTGCTAATGCAGAAGAAAAACCGCTTGTTTTTGAAGCAGGCAGGCATACCGACGGAAGCCAAAAGGGAGCGGTTAAGGAACAAAAGAAAAAAGAAGTAATTTAATTTTATAAATTTAACTTTATGTTTAAAAAAATAGGTTATCCAAGATACAGGATAAGACAAAGAAAAGGGGGAGGGTGGTATTTGCAAAAAAAGCCTTGATTCTGGAGCTTGTGGGAACGATTCATGTTATTTGATACGGAAGAAAAGGCAAAAGAAACTTTATCATTTATCTTAAAATAATATGAAGTACTTATTAGATATGAATAGACAGCAGACAATTTTATTAAATTTGTTGTTTGTGGCAAACATTTATTTTGTTTGTTCGGGCATACTAGGGATGTTCATGTCAAGCGAAAATTTTGGGGTCGACATGATATATTTTATCTTTGGTTGTGGTATTTATTTTTTTGGAATATTCATTAAAGATTAACACATGGAAGCATTTTTAATATGGTTGATATTGTATCCAGTACCCGCAATAATACCATTGTCTATAACAATTTTACTTATCGGGGTATTGATTTGAAGAAAAATAATTTAGTCATTGATATAAAATTAAAATGCAAACTTACAATATTCTGATTATTGCCGAGCAAGGAATAAAAAGAAAAAAAATTGAAGAGATACTTAATGAAAAAAAGTATCTGCAAGCACGTAAATTATGATTTAATATGCATTATTATATAGATATTATTGGATTTGATGAGGTAATTATGTGCATAAAAGACATTGTATCATATAAGGATATAATGGATAGGAAATTTTATACTTTTACTTTCAAATTATGAAGACGATAAACGATATTAAGTTATACGATCAAATACAATACGTTAAGGGATTTACTTTCAAAAATGTTCCCGTTGAGCACGCTAAACACAATTTTGAGCACTACATAGACACCCTCGAAAAAATAAATGAAAATTATTATTTTGTTTTGTATAAAATGGATAAATTTGAACTACACGGGAATATTTATTTAAATTTCCTATACATGAGAATAAAAAGGGCAAGTGTCGAGCAAGAATTATTGAAAAAATCTATAAATTAACTATATTACTATGTATAATTTTGACAAGGACAAGCAAGATAGATTTAAAATATTTTCTTGAAATAGTGAAGAATTATCTAAAAAAATAGATAATCTTGCAAAAAATAATAGCATTGTTGAAGTACAATTTATGACAAAAATCGCAGGTAGTGAATTTCATTATTTTTGGGTATTATACAGAAAAAAGAATATGCAGAATTTACCATAAAATGGTTAATCAAAAAGAAATGATACAAAAACAATTTTCAAATAATGTTTGTGCATATTG